ATTCAAACAATTGACTTGATGGCGGCAAAAGATCTTGCACCAGGATTCTGTCAGGCAAATATCTTAAAATATGGAAGTCGTTATGGTGATAAAGATGGACGCAACAAACGTGATTTGATGAAGGTTATTCACTATGCTATGCTTCTTCTCCACTTCGATGGGCATTATTCTCGCAAAGATAATGGTCTTACTGAATTTCGCTGATTATGAAACTTCCGAACAAAACTATGAAACTTTCTGACAATACTCTCGCACTTCTCAAGAACTTTGCTGGTATTAACAACTCGATTCTTGTGAAACAGGGCAATCGTCTTCGCACGATTTCTGTGGCAAAGAACATTCTTGCCGAGGCAGAGATTACAGAAGACTTCCCCCGTGACTTTGCGATTTATGATCTCAACCAGTTTTTGAATGGTCTGAGTCTTCATCAGGACCCTGATCTTGATTTCACTGAGGGATCTTACCTAAGCATCAAAGAAGGCAAACGTCGTGTGAAGTATTTCTTTGCAGACCCCAATGTGATCATTTCACCCCCCGATAAGGACATTCAACTTCCTTCACAAGATGTTTGCTTCCAACTGGACAGCACTTCTCTGGAGAAACTGGTCAAGGCAGCAGCAGTATATCAACTCCCTGATCTCTCTGCGGTTGGTGAGAATGGTGTGATCAAACTGGTGGTTCGTGATAAGAAGAATGATACTTCTAACGAGTATGCCATCGTGGTTGGTGAAACTGACAAGGAGTTTACCTTTAACTTCAAGGTAGAAAACATCAAGATTATTCCTGGTGCCTATGACGTGGTAGTGTCTTCTAAACTTCTGTCACAGTTCACGAATCCTAAGTACAACCTCTGCTATTATATTGCTCTGGAACCTGATTCTACTTTTGGTTAATGGAATTCTTACTGTATCTTACTCCTCAAGCAAAAGATATTCTTAATCAAATCTATCGAGCAAAATATTCTGTTCTTGAAAATTTTGGATATTGTAGGAGTAACAAAAATCTTTTTGGATATGCAGATTTTGATAAAAAATTCATAATATGCACCAAAAATATTAAACGCAGTGGATTTGATCCAAAATTTTATATTAATGAAACTGTTTATCACGAAGGTACTCACGTTGGTCATTTTTGTAATGGATACAAACCATTTGGAATATCACTAAATGATATGCCTCTTCCATCCAATAAACTTCAAGATATTAAAAATTCTTTAAGTGCTTCTACTGCCCCTAGAAGAATTGAACACGAAGCATATTGGATGGAAGATAAACCTAACGAAGTTAAATATGTACTCCAAAAGTACTGTTTCTGATATGAATGAAACTAAAACAAGTTTGCCAGTTTTTATCACAAGTGATTGGGGGAAAATCTTTGGTTTTGTTTGGCATAATCAAGGATATTGTACTCCAACTGGTTTTAGTGGATATTGGGATGAACCAACAAAAAGAACCTGGACTATTATGCCAAAAGGAGTATTTCCTTTTGTGAGATTTGATAGAGTGAAATAACATTTGTAAGTTTTCTTTTTATAAATACTTATACAGTTAGAAGATAATCAAATGTATTGTTTGGAATGTAATTCTATTCTTGGCAAAAGACAAAGAAAATTTTGCTCTCGCAAATGTATGAATGTATATAATGCAAGAGAATTTGGTATGAAACACCGAGAAGAAAATCCAAACAGATACAAAGTTTGCAAAAAGTGCAATCAATCACTAAATCTTAATAAGTTTAGTTTAATTGAAAAATGGAATGTTAATTCTGGAACAAAAGACATTTGTAAGAAATGTTCTACAAAAATAAGACAAATTGAAAAATTAAACAGAGATTGGAAAGTTGATGCTGCTAAACTTCTCTACAAAAACATCAAATCAAGATGCAAAAGAACTGGAAGAGAGTTTTCTATTGAATTGGAAGATATTATAATTCCAGAAAAATGCCCTGTATTTGGATTTGAGTTAAAAAGAGAAGACAAACAAACTTGGATGTATGCTCCGAGTGTAGATAGAATTGACAGTTCCAAAGGTTATATAAAAGGAAATGTTACAGTTGTCAGTAGAAGAGCAAATATCTTAAAGAGAGATGCTACAGTTAAAGAGTTAGAACTACTTTTAAATTATTACAAAACTTTGAGGAACTAACTTTGAATATTTTTGTCACTTCACCATTTCCAGCAGAAAGTGCTATCGTACTTCCTGACCGTCACGTAACGAAAATGTCTCTTGAGTGCTGCCAAATGCTTTCTATCGTGGCATCTAAGTGGTATCACAACTATGGCACTCTTCCTAAAGCAGATGGAACCTCCTATGCAACTGAGAAGGGTGCCTTTCGCAATCATCCCTGCACTCAATGGGTAGCAAAGACTATTGACAATGCCTACTGGTTGATTAAGCACGGGATGAATCTCTGTGATGAGTACACTCTGCGATACGGCAAGCAGCATTCGTGTTATAATACTCTTGTTGCCGCATACTACCTTTTTCCCAAAGGAAAGATTACTGAGGTGACTCCATTCGTTCGTGCTATGCCTGACGAATACAAATTTGATGAAAGCATTGATACATTTACTGCATACAAAATGTATATTGCTTCCAAACCCTGGGTTGCGGACAACTATCTCCGTATGCCAGAACGTAAACCAGAATGGGTGTAAATAATTCATTTACTAAATAGTATTATATTACGAGGTTTAGTAAATGAGTTGCGTTTATCAAATAAGAAACAAAATAACAGGAGAAAATTACATAGGTTCTACTGAAAAGAATTATATGCTTAGATTTGCTAAACATATAACAATGTGTAATAGTAATAAAATGGATTGTCCTAAACTTTATAACAATTTTTTAAAATATGGATATCATAATTTTACTATTGAAGTTGTCAAATGGATTCACGAAGGTGAAGACATTAAATCCGTGGAACAACAATACTGCGAATGGTTAAATCCTTCTTTGAATTCTTTGTGGGGAACGAAGCACACAAAAGATTCTATTGATAAAATGCGTAAGTCCCAAAAAGAATATTGGTCTAAAAATTCTCATCCAAGAAAAGGAGTTCCCTTTACTGAAGAGCATAAAAAAAATCTTTCAAAATCTATGGGAAAAAAATGCTATGTTGATGGTGTGATTTATGAATCTGTAAAAGAATGTGCTACAATACTTGGTATCCATAAAGATACTGTAAGTTGGAGAATGAGAAGTAAATCATTCGCAAACTATTATTACCTTTGAACTTTTTATTTTGATTATGAGCGATAACAATTCATTTTTGTTCGTAGAAAAATACAGACCTCAAACTATTGATGATTGTATTCTTCCAGATGATACAAAGAAAACATTTAATGATTTTGTCAGTAAGGGCGAGATTCCAAATCTTCTTCTTTCTGGACCTCCTGGTATTGGTAAAACTACAATTGCAAAAGCACTTTGTAATCAATTGGGTGCAGATTATTATGTAATTAATGGTTCTGATGAAGGTCGTTTTCTTGATACTGTAAGGAATCAGGCAAAAAACTTTGCATCAACAGTTTCACTAACAGCAGATTCTAAACATAAAGTTATTATTATAGATGAGGCGGACAATACGGGTAATGATGTTCAACTTTTGCTAAGAGCAAATATTGAAACATTTTACAATAATTGTAGATTTATCTTTACCTGTAACTACAAAAATAAAATTATTGAACCTCTTCATTCCCGATGTGCTGTTGTTGATTTTAGTGTAAAGGGTAAAGAGAAGGCACAATTAGCAGGTTCTTTTTTCAAAAGATTGCAAAATATTCTTGATAATGAAAGAATTAAATATGATTCAAAAGTTCTTGCCGAACTGATATCCAAGCATTTTCCTGATTTTAGGCGAGTTCTCAATGAATGCCAACGTTATTCTGTTGGTGGAGAAATTGACTCTGGTATTCTTGCATCCTTCTCTGACATTGCCGTAAATGATCTCATTAAATACATCAAAGAAAAAAATTTCACAGAAGTCCGAAAGTGGGTGGTCGCCAACTTGGACAACGATTCTTCTATCATTCTTCGCAGGGTTTATGACGCCCTTTATAGTGTTCTACTTCCCCAGTCTATCCCCGCTGCCGTTCTTATTATTGCTAAGTATCAATACCAAATTTGTTTTGTGGCTGACCAAGAAATTAATCTCCTAGCAGCACTGATTGAAATTATGGCAGAGTGTGAATTCCAATGAACCCCTATAAAATTGATGATAAACTTCTTAAAGAAGTTCCAGTGAAAACAACCCCTGAAAATGTAAAAGAGGCAAATGAGGCACTCTTTTATTCTAAAATGAATCTGCCACAAGCAGCAAAGCATTGTGGGATGACTCAAAAAGAAATGAAACTCACTTTCTTTGAATACTTGAAGTATAACAAACCTGATTATGAAATCTCTTAAAACCCCGTTACGCTACCCTGGCGGAAAGTCCCGTGCTTGTGAAAAGATGGGTCCATACTTTCCAGACCTACGGAACTATGATGAATTTCGTGAACCATTTATTGGTGGTGGAAGTGTTGCGATATATATTACTAAAAAGTATCCCAGTTTGGATATTTGGGTAAACGATCTCTATGAACCTCTTGTAAACTTCTGGCAACAACTCCAGATGTTTGGGAATGATTTAAAGAACGAACTAGTTGATTGTAAACTTGCCTACAATACTCCTGAACTTGCTAAAGAACTTTTTTTAAAATCAAAGGAGCATATCAATGATGAGTCTGAAACGAACTTTAATCGTGCTGTCGCTTTCTATATTGTTAACAAATGTTCTTTTAGTGGTCTTACCGAAAGTTCATCTTTTTCAGGGCAAGCAAGTAACTCCAATTTTTCCCTGAGAGGAATTGAAAAATTGTCAGAGTATTCTAAGTTAATCGCTAATTGGCGTATAACTAATTACTCGTATGATTATCTAATGGATGGAAACAAGAGTGCTTTTATGTATCTCGATCCTCCTTATGATATTAAGGACAATCTCTATGGGAATAAGGGATCAATGCACAAAAGATTTGATCACGATAAGTTTGCTGCTGATTGTGATTCTAATGATATGGACCAGTTAATCAGTTATAATTCGGATCAACTTGTAAAAGATAGATTTAAGAACTGGAACGCTGCTGAGTTTGATCTAACTTACACGATGCGTTCCGTTGGTGAATATATGCGTGAGCAAAAACAACGTAAAGAACTCTTGCTTTTTAATTATGGAATTGAAGGACTGGTTAAACTCGATCAATCAAACGAAACAGCACCTGATTGACGAAGACCCTTCACTTGAGAAGGAATATGCACCCTATATTATCAATCGCTGCTTTTCTGGGCACATTGATTGTTTGATGTATGCAAATGAAATGAATCAATATCATTTCCTCCCAAAAAAGATGCAATATGACTTTTATATAAATAGTCTGAGGAAAAAGAAGAGATTTTCTCCCTGGCTCCGTCAAGATAAAATCAAAGACCTTGATTATGTCAAACGTTATTATGGTTATAGTAATGAGAAGGCAAAACAAGCTTTGAGGATTCTTACTAAAGAACAACTAACATTTATTAAATCGAAATTTGAAACTGGAGGAACAAAATGAGTGTCGTTCAAGAACCTGAAGTGAAGTGGACGCC